CATGAAGGGCAAACCGACGTTACCGTAAGTTTGTCGGTATTCTTGTTGTACTTACCGCGTACCTCTTGGCAATCTTCACAAACTAAAACGTAAACTCCGTAATGCTTTCTCATATTATCTCCTAAAGTTTTACCGTCACTCGGTATGGTACTTTTGTATCGTAGTAGTATACTTTTGTAAAGTAGTTAAATGCAAAAAAGTTAAAAAACCTAACCGCGCGAAACGCTAGCAGATTAAACCCCCCTCTTTTTAGGTAGGGTTATTTCTGCTACGTTGTTAAGCACTTAGCAAAAAAAAGAGCCCCTAAGGGCTCCGCTAGTTATTTCTTGAAGATATCGACCGGGTATCGCTCCGTCCATTCTTCAAGCGTTCCATCCTTGCGAACGCCGCGGACCGTTACGATTTCCTTAGCGTCTATTACGCTAGGCTCCGATTTAATTACTACCCAGTGACCTACGACAACGCCGTAGACCTCTTGACCTGTAGCGAATGTTGGTACGAAAGTTTCCATAACGTCTCCTAAAGTATTCGGCGGTATTGCCGTTGCGTTATGGTACTAAAGTATCATACCTGGAGAGTTTAGCAAGTAGTTATTGTAAAAAAGTATCGTAGTATGGTAGTTTTTTACTATGGAACAGAATACAAAAACCGTCAGTTTACCGGCTATCGTCCGGAAACGACTCGGGATTTCTCAATACGCTATGTCGCGCCATTTTCGACGGACCCCAAAGGGATACGCGGCTATGGAACTATCAAGTAAAAAGTACACTTTAGAGGATATCGTAAAGCTACGTAAGCTAGGCGGGTATTCTTGGGAGGAACTCGGAGCCCTTATCGAAGGGCTAGCAAGCGCGGAAACGGCGTTATAGAATCGCTCCGAATAGTACACGGTATAAAACATTAGTATCAGAGTATAAAAGTATATGCCACGGAGCCTATCAGGTGCCAAGCAAAAGCGGTCTAAAGCCCTCCGGCTACGCGTACCAACAAACGCGGCGGAGCTAGTACAGAAGTACGGAAGCCCGCTAGAGTTTCTTCTACGCGTCATGAAGGGCGAAGAAATAGATATGGAATTTCCGACGCTCGCGCAAAGGATATACGCGGCTAATTCCGTCGCGCCATACCTACACGCTAAACTCGTTAGCGTAGAGCAGAAAACGGAAGTACAAATAGACAACGTGATAAGCTCCAAGCCCCTTACGGCTACGGAATGGGCTCAGAAGTATACCGGACAAACTATAGAGATTAACCCGGTACAGGCAGCGATAGACGCCGAAGCAATTGCGACGGCTAGAGGTTACGACGACGACGACGAAGGGTACGACGACTAATGTACGAACCTCCGCGCGAACGACGGCTAATATGGGCTCCTCAAGCCGGACCGCAAGTAGCATATATGGAATGTCCACTACCGCTAGTCGGGTTTGGCGGTAGCCGAGGGGGAGGTAAGACGGACGCGGTACTCGGTAAGTTTGGGGTAAAGGCGACCTCGGACAAACGGCGCAATATGGTTTTCTTCCGGCAAGAATTGCCGCAAGCCGACGACCTAATAGAGCGCGCGCGCGATATCTACGAACCTCTCGGAGCGCGGTTTAATCAAATGAAGAATCAATTCGTTTTTCCTAACGGAGCCCGTATCCGTTTTCGTCCGCTCGCGAATGATAACGACGCCAAGAAATACCAGGGACAGGGAGTTACCGACGCGGCCGTAGAGGAGGCGGGTAACTATCCTACGCCTAGCCCTATCTTCAAACTCTTTGGATGCTTACGCGGAGTATTAGATACCCAACTAACGCTAACGTTTAACCCTGGCGGACCTGGGCATACCTGGCTACGTGAACGGTTTGTAAAGCCCGCTCCGCTAGGTATGCAGGTACTCTACTGGGATCTCCCTACGGGTAAGCGGGTACCCTACATATACATACCGTCGCGGATTACCGATAACAAAATACTACTCGACAAGGATCCGGAGTATATCGACCGGCTACACATGGTCGGCTCTCCGGAGTTGGTTCGCGCGTGGTTAGAGGGAGACTTCGAGATAACGGAGGGTAGCTACTTTCCGGAGTTTGGAGCGCGTCACATTATCAAGCCGTTCGCTATACCGTCACATTGGGCGCGCTATCTCGGTTACGACTGGGGGTACCGTAGCCCGTTTGCGGCTATATGGGGCGCGGTGTCGAGCGGTAAAGACGACGCGGGTAACGAGGTACCCTATCCGAAGGGCTCGATAGTCATATACCGCGAGTTATGGGGTACGCAGGTAGAAAACACCGACCAGGCGGACCGCATCGCGAAGCTATCCGGCTCCGAAAACCCTATAGCCGTCGCGGACCCCTCTATCTTTAATTCAAACGGCGGACCACGAATAGCGGATCAGTTTAACCAGGTCTTCGCCAAGTATAAGCATCCCAGTTTTAGACCGGCAGATAACGACCGGCCGTCCGGGTGGTCTCAGATACGGCAACGGCTACAAGCTCCGACGCCTATGCTATATATATTTAGTAGTTGTCCTTACTTGTTGGATACGTTACCAGCTTTACAGGTAGATCCGCGTAAGCCGGAGGATTGCGACAGTGCAGGGGACGATCACGCGGCGGACGCTTTACGGTACTTATGTAAGGTACGGGTACTCGATACTACGTACAAAAAAGAGGTTGAACCGGCGCGAAGCGGGCAAGTACAGTTAGCGAAGTACATAACCCAAATGAGATCACAGCAAAACAGAGCGAGGGTGTAACGTGATAGGTACCGACGATAAACCGGTTATAGAAAAGTATTCGGCTAGGTATTGGAACGCGCAGATTGTCGAAGCCGAGGAACGCCATAAGAAGTTTGTAGACTGGGGGCGCGAGTCTATCAAGGTTTACCGCGCGCAACACGACCTAAACGATACCCAACGTAAGATTAACGTTTGGTGGTACTGTATCAATACGCTCCTACCGGCGTACTATTCCTCTACACCGAAGGCGCAAGTACGGCTCCGCAAGCGTAGCGGAGGTATGGTACCGGAGGTAGGCGCGGTTATCCTAGAGCGCAATATCCAGTACGCGCTAGACGAGTATTTTGACTTTGACCAGGTAGGATTTAACGCGGCTCTACAATTTCTCCTAACCGGCCGCGCTATCCTATGGGCTCGTTACGATGCCGAGTTTGAGAAAGAAGAGGTAGAAATAGCCCTTATGCGGCTCGAAGACGGTAGCCTAGTAGACCAGACCGGCGCGCCGTTTGATACTCAACAGGAAGGAATCAAGGAGATCGTAGAGGATCCGACCGGTCTTATCATCGCGAAGGTAGAGGTAGAGAAGAAAGAAGACGAACGCGCGATACTCGATATCGTACAATTCGACGACTTCCTTACCTCCGACGCGCGTAACGAGTCGGAGATCGAATGGGTAGCCCGTCGCGCGTATCTCGACCGCGAAGCCGCTACGGATAAGTTTGGCAAGGATATCGCGGATAATCTCAACTACTCCGCGTACCCTAACTCCGTCCGCGAAGATTACAAGCAAGACCGAAGCCTATACGAGGGTAAAGCCGAGTTATGGGAAATATGGTGTAAGACCTCGGAGCGGGTGTACTGGCTACAGAAGAACGGGGATAAATCAATTATCCAGGAGTCCGAACCGCTAGTAGAGTTTGAGGATTTCTTCCCGTGTAGCGTTATTAACCAATCGGTAGATCCCGATAATGTTATACCGGTATCCGACTACGTACACGTAAAAGACCAAATACTACAGATTGAACGCCTTACTACGCGGCTCGCGGCTATCGTCCAGGCAATCCGGACTAACGCGATATATGACGCGACTATGGGACAACAGGTAGAACAACTCCTATCCGGCGACCTCAAGTTTATTCCGGTTATGAACTGGCCGAACTACCAAGGGCGCGGAGGTCTTCAGGGCGGCGTGAACTTCATGGACGTTTCGCCGTTCATAAACGCTCTACAGGTACTCGGGCAAGCGCGGTCGGAGGCCATGTCGCAGCTATTTGAAACCCTCAAAGTATCGGACCTCCTCCGGGGAGCTAGCGACGCGACGAAAACCGCAACGGCTAACCGTTTGGAGAGTAGTTGGTCTAGCCTCGGTTTAATCGTTCGGCAAAATCAGTTTGCGGCGTTTATCTCGGACGCTTTAAGCAAGGTCGGGACAATCATAGCCGAGCAGTTTGAGCCCGAGGTTATCTTTGAGATAGCCGACGCGGACGGCCTATTGGAGCCGATGTTACCCGATGTAGAGGCAGAACAGGGACAACCTCCGGTAGATCCCCAAATGATACTCGACGCGGTTAAGGCGCAGATAACCGACCTATACCAGGACGACGAGAAGCGTTGTTACCGTATCCAGATTGCTAGCGATAGTATGGTAGCCCTCGACCAAGCGCAGGAGAAGCAGGACGGTTTAGAGATGATATCTAGCGTCTCGCAATTCTTCGACCAAATGAAGGGTATGATCGAGCAGTATCCTCCGCTCGCGGGTTTTTCGATGGCGTTACTCCAAAACGTTACGCGACGATACAAGGGGGGAGAGGAGTTAGACGGTATCTTCCAAAAGGCGCTAGGTACAGTAACCAAGCTCGCGCAAGCTAGAGAGGAGGCAGCCGCGAACCAGACTCCTCCACCGGATCCGAATATCGAGATCGCACAAATGCAAGCTCAGTTAGAGCAGCAAAAACAATCGATGGATGCGGAATTTAAGGCGCAAGAATTGTACCTTAAACAGACTATTGAAACGTCTAAACAATACCTCGCGCAACAAGAGTTAGAGATAAAGAATAACGCTCTATATATCGAACAAATGAAGGTCGTAAACGCGGCCGACGCAAACCAGACCAAGAACGAGATCACTGCGGAGAACA